GGGGCGTTAAGGCGCTATTACTCAGGTTCTATTGATATTACCTACAACCAGAAAGATCGATATTTCTTGGTGGGTGAGAAAAAGAAAGTCAAATGTAAGGCTTGTAAGGGGTTTGGCTTCATTCGAGATGATGGGTGGGGGCATATAGATAAATGTGAAATGTGTGATGCAGAAAAAGGAGCCAGCCATGAGTGAGTTTGAGGGTAAATCTGGAAAGTGGGCTTGGGAGATTCAAAAAGAACAACAAGCGAAAGTGGAGGAGCTGCAAAAGCGTTTAGATGGGGCATTAAAAGAGACTCAATATGCTTTGCAGTATGTTGAAGAAGACATGCGCGGCAATCATGAATTTCTACAAATGGCAATGATTCGAACCCTTAAAGCTATAGAGCAAGTGCTCAAAGGTGGTGCTTGATGTCATCAGTCAGCATTGCTGAATACCGCAAGTTATTTCCCATAAAGAAAAATAAAAAGCGCCGTTCAGCAAAGCAAGTTGCCAGACAACCAAGTGTGGGTGAAGTGGTTCTGGCAACGCATTTAAGAGCATGCAAGATTGGTTTTGAACAGGAATATAAGTTCCATCCTGAACGCAAATGGAGAGCTGATTTTCTGATTACGGGTACAAAGATTTTAGTTGAGGTTGAAGGGGGTATCTGGAGTGGAGGCCGTCATACAAGGGGCAAAGGCTATATAGGGGATATGGAGAAATACAACTCCGCAGCAATGATGGGTTTTACAGTTTTACGGTTCAGCACAGAGCAAGTGAAAGCAGGCGTGGCGATTAAACAAATTGAGCAATTGGTAGGTGAAAAATGAGTGCAGTTTTAAAAACACAACAAATGGATTGGTCTAAATATACTATTGACGGTTGGTTAGAGCAGTTTGGCGCATGGTGTGAAACAGTTAGAATGAAAGGGGGTGATTTGCCAGATGGGCTTCATATCAATCAAATTTACTGGTTGATGCGTGAAGCTGGCAAAGAAGTACAAAAAAGTAAATCTTATATTCGATGTGAGATCAGTGATTATGAGGCGGATCAAATTCAAGCACTTTTACGAAGTCTATTAAATTCTGATAAAACAGATTTTACAACTAAGTTTGCATTAATTTGTTTAATTAAAAATAAGGTTGAAAATAAAGGATTGTTGAAGGTTGCTCAAGAAACAAACCAATCTAAAGCTCAGGTCGCAATTATGGTGAGTTGCGCTAGATTTTATTTATTAGGTCATGATAAAAGATTAAGACAAAATGGAGGTTCAAATGAAAACATACACTGTAAAACTATATGAAGGCGTTAGTCGGGAGAAAGTTAATGAAACTTTGAAATACTACCCTGATTATTTTGGTAAAATATCAATAATTACAAATGTAATTAATAATAAATTGCAATTAACACTAAAAGCATTTGAAGGAATCGACGTTATAACTGCCAATGATCTAATGATTAAAATCGTTGAACGTTTAAAAGCTTCTCAATTAGTAGAAAAGCATAATTTAGACTTGTTGACTGTCTAGACGCTTTATGGCATATTTTTGATATAGTGGACAAAGTTATAAGCGTTGCACCAATTTGTTTTAAAAGCTCACTTAATCGTGGGCTTTTAATTAGGATTTGAAAAAACATGAAATTTATCGTATATTAAACTTACTATATGATGTCTATTTCCATTATAGTGTTTTTCAGTTGAAAAGCTTAGTCCGTACTTTCCCCAAGGTACGGATTTTTTTTATTTTTTGCTATATAGTCCAGGCTGGTAAAAATGAATATCTGTGTTGGTGGTGAATTAGATGGGCAAGTGATCGAAAAAGAAGGCAGATTACTTAAGGCTTCTGACATTGATCCATCATTCAAAACTGAGTACTACAAGCAAGTTTTTAACCGTGACAACATTAATTATCATTTTTGGCTACCAATAGGGTCCAACTTGCATGAAATGTCAAAGCGAGTTTTGGATATTTTGAGAGCATCAAAAAATTAAGCTTAAAGTATATTGTAAATACATCTTCTAACTTGTATGATATGTCACAAATACTGCGCTGAAAGTTTTTTGTTTTTTGACCCGTTTCTTTTTAGAAGCGGGTTTTTTAATTTTTCTTTATGTATTTAAATTAGATGAAAGTATATGTTGCTTTTATTAGGTAGCTTATTGTTTACTTCGCATTAAAATTATTCTTTCTAAGAAGTTAATAAAATGAAAAATTATTTAATAGGGTTAGTTATTACTTTGGGTATTAGTGGATGTGTATCTATACCGTCCATAGACTTTTCGCAGCAAAAAGTTGAAAGGTTTAATCCAGTTAAAAATTGGATTAGTGTTGATACCGCTCCAGTCAAGGATATGCCAAATGGCAAAGAAATCTTTAAATTGAAAGGGGGAAGTGAAGTTTATGTATTCTGGTACCAAGATGAATGGGCGTTATTAAATCCAAATATGGATAGACAACAATGGATTGATACTAAATATTTGTGCAGTTTTGCTGGTTGTTATACTCCACCAGTCACCTATAGATATTCAAAAGGGAGTTTTGATAACAGGCAGCCTGTTTACTCAACTCCTCAAAGAGAATCAAAAGGCTATAATAATACTAGAACTAGAAGTTCTGCTACTACACGGACTCCAAGAAGTTATAGTAAAACGACTAATAACTCTTGTTACTGCACATCTGGAACTTATTGTGTTGGGCCTAGAGGTGGACATTACTGCCTTAATAGCACAGGTTCAAAAAGATATCTTCCACGATAAACTGTATAAGCTTTAAGAAGCTCTGCTAAATATCGATTATTGGCGGGGCTATTTTATTGTTAAGTATTTCTGTAAGATCTGAGTGTTGCTTTAAACAACAATAAACCTTAATGATCAGCGCAAAAGTCATAAGGGGAAAGCCTACTTGAAAGAGTAGGCTTTTTTATGAGAAATCATTCAAGTTCAAGTTGATTGTCATCCTTAGTAACTTTTATTTTTAATTTTTTGTATTTGCGTTTGTTTGGATCTAAAGCGGAGTTTGATACTTCATCGGCAAATTTAGGATTCTGCATTAATTCGTAATAGGTTTTATACCCAATACGAATTCTAGTTGGTGGGCAGTCAGTTCTTTTTGAGTAATATTCAATCTGCGAATTTAATTCGTCTAAAAGTGTTTGGTGTTCCATTGTGTTATTGATTTTGGCAGTTAGGTAAACTAAGGATACTGTAATTTACAAAATCAAGCAGAAGTAATTGATACACATTGTGTTTATAGGTTGTAATGGTTAGTGCATTAATAAGATTAAATGTGACTTATTTAACAAAAAAAGTGTTGAGTGAAATTTAATCAAAATGTCACATGGCTGGTTTAAATTATATTTATAAAAATAAAAATGATAGAAGATTGCAACGGACAATAACTATGCAAGCATGATTCTCAAACGATTGAATTAAGCTGACTCTAACAAGTTGGCTTTTTTTTAGCTATCGATTTTTAAATGTGCTAGCCGGGAAATACGGCAAAGCCTCACTATTGATTAGTGGGGGCTTTTTCTTTTTGTGTTAAGCTGATCTCCATAATTTTATGGATTAGTACAATGTTTATTTGCGTTGATGGTGAACTCAATGGGCAAGTGATAGAAAAAAGGGGCGTTAAGAACAAAGATGTATATAAATATTATAAAACTCAGTAATTGCATAATAAATTCAAATATTTACTTAAAATCAGGGTGACAGAATTTAAACAATCTTTACCTAGGCGAAGGATTTAGTAAATCAAATAAACATTATTTTAGACGGATAATTATAAAAAACGGAGTACAAATGTCGTGAATAAGAATGTAGAGCTAATAAATTACATTGATGTAGCTGAGACAGTTTACGAACGGGTATATGAAAATAATAAAATTTCAAATAATTTGATCGTTAATCTAAATCGCATTATGGCTGAGATAAAGAATCAAGCTGCAGAAAAAAGACTCAAATTGAAGTACAGCTCAATAGACTTTGAACATTGTTTAAGTTTGCCTTTAGCTGATCGCAAGATAAAAGTAGATTTAAGTCTTATACCTCATTTTGAAGATCGTGAAGAAAGTATTTTGTGGTTAACTAACTTTATTGGAAAAATTTGTGAGCCCAGAAAGATGCAAAGACAGAAAAAAAAACTTCATTAAGTACCTGTGAATTTTAGATGAACAGCCCTTAAAGCGGTTTTTTATTGCTAGTAGAATATTTAAGGTATCTTTTCTAATAGGCACATACTATTAAAGTGTTTTTTATTTATTTTTTAGATTGAAAAGATTGCTATTGGAGTAATTTAAATATAAAAATCTTTATTGATTGAGCGTAGTTGTTATACAGGATATTTATAAGGATTTTAAAATGACAATTATCACATTGCTTGATGTTGAGACGAAGAAGAAGGTGATAGTTCGGTCCGTAATAGACCCAATAGCAAGAATAGACAAAAAAGGGAATATACAAATTATTCAAATTCATAAATGGCTAGATGATGAATCTGGAGATTTTGTTGATGAAGACTTATATGAGGCACTCAACAATGGAGAAGTTGGAATATACTTAACTTTGCAGTATATGATCATTGATATTGAAAATTAATTATTTTTTATTTTTAGTCAGTGTGATTTCTTACTCTCTAGAGCCTAATGGTTACTACACATAAGACCTTATTAAGTATTACCTATTGATGGGCACATATTCTTTATAAGTCTTGATAAGTAAAAAAATTATGTAGGCTAAAAATAAAACCATTTAAAAAAAGAAATCTTTATCTATTTAAATATGAATATTTGATATTTTTAATTCAATCCCTATTGCTAGTGCTTAAATATTATGCCAATATGAAGTTGGAGATATTTCCGAATAGATATTTCCTATTTCAGGTCTAAGCGTTTTTTTTCGCTAAGCCCATTTCTGAATAAAAATAGGAAGTGGGCTTTTTTATTTTTGAATATTTCAGTATTATCAGTGTGTTGCTTTAAGTAACCCTAAACCTTATTGATCAGCGCAAATATCAAAAAAGGGGGAGCTTGCCTACTAGGCAAGCTTTTTAAATTGATAATTTAAACACAATAATCCATTTTAAAGCTCAATAGAAAAATCAAACTTTCCCTAGCTTTTATTCGTACTAATTTATTGAATATAATCGTTTTTATAATTTTTAAAATTTCCTTAAACTAAAAATGGAAAATTTCTTGTTGCAACATTGTTATAATAGGACTACCTTAAGAAAAATACTTTATAAAAATGAGGAGCTGCCGAAATGCCACAGTATCTCATGTTTGCGGAAAATATTTATAACAAAATTAAAGATGAGGAATTGTTTTCACATGACTGTATTGAAAATATGAACTTACTTATGACATGTATACGCAGAGAAATTGAGGGAACAGAATTTAAATTAAAATATAATTTTATTGATTTTGTTGAATTGTTTAGTAAACAATTAGATGAATGTAAAGTAAAAATAGATGTGAGTTTGATTCCTCCTCATAATTCAGAAGGTGAGTATATTTTATGGTTAGCTGGATTTATCGAAAAAATTACAGAAGGTGGACCTAAACCACCTCCGCCTATAAAGAAATTTATTCCAGAGTATATGAGCTTGAAATATGAATTAGATTTTTTACCTTTAAATGAGGAAAAAATTCAAACCGAAGGTAAAGAAATTACGGATTACTTTAATTCAAAGCTTTATAAGGCAACTTTTAAGAAATAATAGTTAGTTGTCTCTATTTTTAGCCACCGCCTTAGGGCGGTTTTTTTATGGGTAAGAATAATGGATTCTACAGAATACTTTTGGCTTACTCGGAAAAAAGAACCTAAAACTAAACCTAAAAGCCGGCCACTGCCAAAGCCTACACAAAAATATCTCGAGGCTGAGGCAACACTTAAGGAAGAGCTTGAGGATTTGTCGATTGGATTTGAACAGAAGTTTCAGCCGATCCATACCAAACACTGGCGCTTTGACTTTCATATTGTGAAATTGCGTTTGCTCATTGAAATTGAGGGCGGTTCCTGGTCTGGTGGGCGTAGTGGAAAACTGTCAAATAAAGCATGGAGTCTTGATCGATATGATCATGCTGAAGAGATGGGTTACAAAATAGAGCGCTTTCATCCAGACTCTGTTTTGTCGGGATATGTCATTAACTGGATAAAAGACGAATTAGCGAGAATTGAAGATGGAGCAGATCAGACCATTTCCACCGACTGATTTTATTGATCAAGCAGATGAAGAAGAAGCAATAAGACTAACACCAGCACCAGATCTAAAAAAATGGGTTGTTGCTAATTACTTAACTATTGGTGGACCTCTTTATAATCCCGATCATGATCACATAGCTGAGCTGCTTCACGATAATGAAGAATTTTTAGCATGTGCTTGGGCCTCTTCTGCATATAAAAGCAAGCAAGCTATGGTGTTAGGTCAGTGCGAAAAAGTCATGTTCAATGTTGGTGGATGGCGTAAGGCCAGACAAGAGCAACAGATGCGAGACTGGTTCGGCTTTGTGCCAACATACTTGATCACCATTGATGCTACATTTTGCGACAAAGCAAATGATCGTGAGTTTTGTGCTTTGCTTGAGCATGAACTCTACCATATAGGCGTAGAACGTGATGAAGACGGTGAAATGATCTTTAGTAGCTCAACAGGTTTACCTAAACATTATTTAGCTGGTCACGATGTCGAAGAGTTTGTTGGTGTAACCAAACGGTGGGGGGCGAGTCAAAGCGTTAAACGTATCGTTGAAGCTGCAAAGAATCCGCCGTTTGTTTCGAAACTTGATATTTCAAAATGCTGCGGAAACTGCGTAATCAACTGAGCCGAATGGCTCTTTTTTTTGCCTTCTTTGCTAGACGTAGCTAGACAAAGGTGGGGGTATGGCTGCACTTAAAGAACAGGTAAAAATATTTATTGTTCAAGCGCTTGCCTGCATGGATACCCCTCAACAGGTAGCTAATGCTGTCAAGCAAGAATTTAACATTGAGATTGATCGAAAACAGGTACAACTTTATGACCCGACAAAAGCGGCAGGAAAGAATTTAAGTAAGAAATATAAAGACCTTTTTCATAAAACCCGAGAGGACTTTAAAAAGAATGTTTATGACATCCCTTTAGCTAATAAAGCCTATCGGCTTAAAGAACTTCAGAAGATCTATGAAGACTGGAAGAACAACAGGCTTATGAAGCAAGGGGTTATTAAACAGGTTAGGGAAGAAATGCAGGGTTATGACCTCATGCTTTTAAATCTTGAGTTAAAGCAACTTGAGATTGAAAAGTTAAGAGAGGGTGAAGGTGATGAAGATCCAACACCAGTCAAGGTAACTATTCAAGTTGTAGATGCGAGTAAAAAAGATGCCGAACATCAATCCGACACTGAATGTACCTCAGGCTAATTTTTTGCAGATGGAAAAGAAGTTCCGCGCATTTGTCGCTGGCTTTGGATCGGGAAAGACTTGGGTTGGATGCTCCAGTTTATGCAACAAAGCTTGGGAATTCCCAAAAGTACCTTTGGGTTATTTTGCTCCAACTTACCCGCAGATTCGCGACATTTTCTTTCCAACTATTGAAGAGGTTGCTTTCGATTGGGGGCTTAAAACTAAGGTTTATGAAACCAATAAAGAGGTGGATATCTATTATGGTCGGCAATATCGAACTACAATCATTTGCCGGTCTATGGAGAAACCAGCAACCATTGTAGGTTTTAAAATTGGCCACGCCTTGATTGATGAGCTTGATGTTATGGCCAAGGTCAAAGCTCAACAGGCTTGGCGTAAGATCATCGCTCGTATGCGTTATAAGCAAGCTGGTTTGCTCAACGGTATTGATGTGGCCACAACACCAGAAGGTTTTAAGTTTACATACGAGCAATTTGTTAAAGAGGCAAATAAATCAGAGGCTAAGCGTAAGCTCTATGGAATGATTCAAGCTTCAACTTATGACAATGAAGCTAATCTTCCAGATGACTACATATCATCACTTTATGAGTCTTATCCGCCGCAATTAATTTCAGCTTATTTAAGAGGGCAGTTTGTCAATTTAACCAGTGGTGCTGTTTACCCCGACTTTGATCGAGTTCTAAACCACACGGATGAAGAAATTAAGAAAGGTGAGCCTTTACTCATTGGTATGGATTTTAACGTGCTTAAAATGGCTGCTGTGGTTTATGTCATTAGAGAAGGGAAGCCAAGAGCTTTAGATGAACTGGTTGGCGTGAGAGATACACCGACGATGTGTCAACTGATTAATGAGCGCTTTCCAGATCACGATATTACTGTGATTCCAGATGCTTCAGGTCAGGCAACATCATCAAAGAACTTCAGTGAATCTGATCATGCAATCTTAAAGAAAAATGGATTCAAAGTTGAAGTTAATGGTGTGAATCCCGGTATTAAAGATCGTATCACTGCAGTTAATGCACAAATTCTGAATGCTGAGGGTGAACGACACTTAAAAGTGAACACAAACAAGTGTCCTAACTTTACGGCTACTTTAGAACAGCAAGTCTATGATGATTTTGGAATGCCAGATAAAAGCGCTGGTTTGGACCACGTTGGGGACGCTGGTGGATATCCAATAGCTAAGAGATTCCCAGTCATCATTCAGAAAATATTTAAACGGCGCGCAATCGCTGGTTTTTCTCGTTAATCAATGCACCTTCTCAGGTGCTTTTTTATTGGTGTTTTTATGGCAGTTACTGATAAACATCCGCAGTATATTGCTGCACAAAAAAGCTGGGAGATTATGCGGGACGCCGTTGCTGGTGAAGAGCAGATCAAACAGGCACAAACAAAGTACCTAGCTAAATCGGCCGGAATGATTGAGGCTGAAAAGCAAGGTGATACGACTGGAGAGATTTATAAGGCCTATCTAAGTCGAGCTCAGTATCCGCTATGGGTTCAGGACGCATTACGCACGATGATTGGTTTAGTTTCAAAGCTGGAACCTAACATCGTAATTGAAAGTTCTCTGTTAAAGGGTTTGATAGAGAATGCAACCAATGATGGTTTTGGGCTTAAACAGCTCTTTATTCGCATTTGTTCAGAGTTGCTAGAGTTTGGGCGCTGTGGTTTGCTTGTCGATGTTGATGGGGCTGGTGTGCCATATTTCGCTCTATATGATGCGCTATCAATCATTAACTGGAAGGAAAACAGCATTGGTGGCCGTAAGGATCTAAAGCTGTTAGTGCTCGAGGAACAATTCGAAAATAGTGAAGATGAGTTTGGGCATGATACAAAGACGGTTCACCGTGTTTTATCTATGGTTGATGGTGCGCTAACTGTACGGTTATTTGATGGCTCTGTTGAAGAAGATAAAACGCCAGATCTCGGCGGTAATCAGCTATCTTTCACGCCGTTTGTTTTCTGTGGAACGACCGATAATTCTCCACAAGTTGGAACGGTACCATTGCTTACCATGGCCAAGGCAGCACTCAAGTATTACCAGCTAAGTGCGGATTATTACCAGTCACTTCACCATACAGCTCATCCGCAGCCTTGGATTAATGGACTTGAGGGTGATGAAGATATTAGCGTTACTGGTGTGATGGCTGTCTGGAGCCTTCCTAGTGAATCTCAGTGTGGTTATCTCGAAATTTCAGGTAGTGGCATTGAACTCACTAAAAAGGAAATGGATGCTCAAAAGAATTCGGCATTAGAAGCTGGAGCAAAGGTGATTGATACCAACTCACAAGAATCAGGTGAAGCACGACGTGCGCGTCAGGATGACCAACAAGCAAGCCTACATAGCATTGTCACTTGTGCTGCTGCAGCTATTGAACAAGCTATCAAATATGCAGCTCAGTGGTTAAAGCTGGATTCAACAAAATATGCATTTACGGTTGAACCTGAATTTATCGTTCAGCAATACGATATCAATCTGGCCAAACAACTTTATGAAGGTGCTATTGCCGGAAAGAACTCTTTCCGCACATATTGGGAATACCTGATGACAGGTAAATTACCAGCCCACGACTATCAGGAAGAAGTGAAGCGGGTTGAAGGTGAACGGGACAGTATGCCGTTGTAGAGGTGACGTATGGCTTCAAAAGAAGATAAATCATTGATTGAAGTACTTACCCAACATCAGGCGTACTTATATCGGGTGTCTTCTCAATCTGTTAATGAGCTACTAAAAATCTTTAATGATGAGTCAATATTAATGTTGGCAAAGCTTCGGGATTTGCTTGATGAATTAAATGATTCTGAAAAGATGGCTCTAGCAAGTGGACAGTACACTACAACTAATCTTAAAGAAATTCGTGATCTGATTGCTCAGTGGTTTATAGGACTAAATACTGCATTACCTGAAGCTTTCGCAGTTTCTGCTACTGCCTTGGCAGTATATGAAGCCAATTATACGGCGAAGCTATATGGCGGCAAGATCAAAAAGCCAAATGGTGAAAAGCTTTATGCAGCAGCTAAAAAAGTACCGTTGGTGGGAGGAGCACTGGTTGATGAGCTGCTTTCTAAGATTGCTGAAACTGCACGCCAAAAAGTTGAGTATGCCATTCGGGATGGTATCAACTCAGGTAAAACAAATCAGGAAATAGTTCAGCGCATTCGCGGCACCAAGCGGCTTAATTATGAGGATGGGCTTCTAAGTAGCAGTAAGACTGATATCGACCGTACGGTGAGAACAGTTCGTAGTCATGTAGCCAATCAAGCTTATCTCAATAGCTTTAACCAGATTGGCTTTGAATACGTAAGACTGGTAGCAACTTTAGACGGAAGAACTTCAAAACTTTGCGCAACTCTTGATGGTTCCGTATGGGAGATTAACGATCCGGCAAAGCGCGTACCGCCGTTGCATCCTAATTGCCGAAGTATTCTGGTACCTGTAGAGAAAGACGGGAAATTAGTTGGTGAACGGCCATTTGTTATGGACGAACGTCGAGTTAAAGACATCCCGAAAGAAGAGCGTAGCCAGTTAATAGGGCAGCTAGATGCCAATACTACGTTTAGAGAGTTCTTCAAGAAGACAGATGATTTCTTTCAAAGAGAATGGTTGGGGCCGAAACGTTACAAGCTCTATAAGGAAGGAAAATTTGATTTTGATAAGTTCTTCGATCCAGAGGGGCGGTTATATACATTGGACCAACTTCGAAAGTTGGATGAGCAAACCTTTAAGGAGTTGGGCTTATGAGTGAGTCAAGACATTTAGTGCTAAAGCGTCACCCTACTTTGAAAGGTTATCTGGTTATTTGTGATGAAGAAACTGGACAACCACTAGCTGGACAAAGAGCAGTACAGATGAATTCTGATGCCTTAAATGGACCTGCAACAATTACTGTAACTTTTGAAGCATATGGTGCTCATGGTGTTCGCTTACTGACTGATGAACCAAGGCCGACTCAAACAAAGCAAATGTAGCGAAAGGTACTACAAATGTCTGAAAAGCAAATCAATATGTCGGATGCTCAATATATTCTGAGCACAAAATTAATTCTGGTGCCATTTCTTCAAATTAAGATTTCAAGAGCCATGGCAATTTATGGTTTTACTTTTGAAAGATTAAAAGCGATTGCACTCATCAATTAGAACTTAATTTTTAACCTTAGCACCTTCGGGTGCTTTTTTTGTGAGAAGAAAATGATCAAAGAAGTAACAGAGCAAGAGTTAGCTGAAAAGTCTGTGGCACCCCGAGTAACTAAAGCGCAAATTGATTCATTGATGGAGCGTGTTACATATACGGTTGAGCAACGCCCCGGTGGCACGACATCTACTTTTGTCCATGCATTTTTAGATGGAAAGTTTTTCCTAGCAACGGGTTTTAGTGCATGTGTGAATGCTGAAAACTTTGATGCTGAAATTGGTGAGCGTATGGCTCGTGGAAATGCAGAAAAGTCAGCTGAAAATAAACTTTGGGAGCTAGAAGGCTACCGTTTATTTGCAACAAATTACTAAGTTTTCAATCGAAATTTAGCGTCCTTAGGGGCGCTTTTTTAATGCCTTGAGATAAGTCTTTACCCAATCAAACGAGAGGTTTGAACATGTCATTGCCATTTATTGTTGATTCACTTGATGCAATCAAAGAAGAACACCGAGCTTTATATGTCGAGGAAAACGGGAAGTTTCGCCTCGACTTAGAAGGTTATGAAGATCCAAAAGGTTTGAAATCTGCACTTCAAAGCGAGCGAGATGCTGCTAAGAATGCAAAGTTGGAACTTCAAAAACTTCAGAAACAATTTGAAGGAATTGATCCTGAAATTGTTAAGAAAGTCTTTGCTCAAATTGACCAGGATGAAGAGGCCAAATTAATCGCAGAAGGCAAGGTTAACGAAGTGATTCAGAAGCGCACCGAGAAGATGCGTGAAGAGCATGAAAAGTTACTGAAGGCCGAAAAAGAACGTGCCGATAAAGCCGAAGCTTATGCTCAAAAGTTCAAGCAATCAGTAATTCAAAGCCAAATTGTGCAGGCTGCAATTGAACTTGAAGCATTGCCAGAAGCGACCCCTGATATCGCCTTTTTAGCTCAGTCAAAGTTTGCATTAGATGAAAACGGCAAAGCTGTGGCAGTTGATGAAAACGGGGAAGTAGTCATTGGTAAAGACGGCCAAACACCGATGACCCCAAAAGAATGGGTTGAATCTCTACGCGAGCAAAAACCGTATTACTGGCCTAAACCTAATGGCATGGGCGCACCTGGTAGCAACAATTCAAAAGGTCAGCCAGACATTCTCAAAGCAGATGGCTCGGTAAATATGACCAAATTGGCGCAATTACGAAATGAAAACCCGCAACTAGCTAAAGAGCTAGCGGCAAAACACGGTATTAAACTTTAAGGAGTAAAGCCTAATGGCTGAGACAAAAATTGCTGATGTAATCGTACCTGAGTTATTTACTCCGTACGTATTAAATAAGACTGCCGAGAAGTCTGCATTATGGCAGTCAGGCATTGTTGGGGAGCTTGATGAAAAAGTCGCTTTTGGTACAGAAGGCGGTACCACAGTAAATATTCCTTTCTGGAATGATTTAAGCGGTGAGTCCGAAGTACTTTCAGATGGTAAAGCTCTTGGGGTAAATAACATCACGGCTGGTAAAGATATTGCTATTTTGCATGCCCGTGGTAAGGCTTGGGGTGCAAATGATTTATCTAAAGCATTATCTGGTGATGACCCATTGGGTGCGATTGCTGATCTTGTAGCAGATTACTGGGCTCGTGAATTTCAGGGGTTTACCGTAAATACACTTAAAGGTGTATTTGGGTCTGCAAGCATGGCAGGTAATACCCATGACATTTCGGCTGGTACTGGAGCAGCAGCCGTAATTGATGGTCATTCATTTATCGATGCATCTTATAAATTGGGAGATGCTGTTGATAAATTAACAGCGATTTCAATGCACTCATTCACAATGGCAGCACTAGCCAAGCAAGGTTTAATTGAAACTGTGCGTGATGCTGATGGTGTGGTGCTTTACAAAACTTTTATGGATCGCCGTGTGATTGTCGATGACGGTATGCCAGTGGATGGTGATGTATTTACCTCTTTCTTGTTTGGCCAAGGTGCGATTGGTTTCCAAGATATTGGTGCACCAGTTGGTGTAGAGACTGACCGAGACAGCCTAGCAGGTACAGATATTCTTATTAACCGCCGTCACTTTGTATTGCATCCTCGTGGCATTAAGTGGGCAGGTGATACAGGTATTGCACCTAATAATGCTGGTCTAGCAACAGCCGCAAACTGGGAACGTGTCTACGATCCTAAACAGATCCGTATTGTGGCATTCAAGCACAAGATCAAATAACAAAAAGGCGGGTAACACCGCCTTATCTTTTTGGAGATCCACATATGGGACTTTCATCATTTAACCGTGCACGGGAAAGACAACAAATGACAGAAACAAAAATTGCTGAACTCGAAGAACAACTGGCAACAGTAAAGGGCGAATTTATTGCCTTTCAAAATGATACCGAAGCAATGAAAGCACGTATTGCTGAACTTGAATCAGGTGAAGGTGGTCAAACACCTGAAGATGACCAAAAACCAAGTGATACTCAACCACAACCAATTAACTATGCTGGTCTAAAAGTAGATGAGCTTCGAGCTGTACTAACTGAAAAAGGCATTGCATTTGAAGCAGGTGCTAAAAAAGATGAACTTTTAGCATTAATTCCAAAGGAATAATTCATGAGCTTTATCACTGAACAAGAAGCGATAGAACATGTTGAAGGCTTTGATGCTTTATCTGCCAGTGATAAGGCTCAATACCTCCAAATGGCCGAAGCATATCTATTAGCACGTAACGTTAAGCCTTATGAAGATGCTACCCAAGTACCTGAACCTTTAAAAACGGCCTCCTATCAAATCATCAAGGGCATTATGAAAGGTGATCTATATCAAGGGCAGGAACAGGCACTAAAACGTAAGAAGGTCAAAGCTGATACGGTTGAGACCGAAAAGGAATATCAGGACGGATCAGTAAAGCTTAGTGCAATCGAACAATTCATTCTTGATTTGATTAAGCCTTACAGCAAACGAAAAGCTGTATTTTTTGTCAGGAAAATTTAAATGGGCTTACGTGAAGAAATTCAGGCAGATATTGCTGAAGCATTTAATGATGATTTAGCGGACGCCGTTCATTCATTTACTTGTGACCGGATCTCAAGAAAAGATTGGGATCCTAAAACTGAAACTTATGTCGAAGTTAAAGAAAACTATTCTGGTCGTGGCGTTCTGTTTGGCTCATACAGTCAATATGAGATTCAGACGCTTGGAGTACTGGCCACAGATAAAAAGGCTACAGTGCTGCAGAATGAAGTTACCAAAGAGCCAAAGATTGATGATGAGTGGTTAACAGCCTTAGGCTCATTCCGGGTAATTCATATTCAACAGGATCCAGCTTCTACTATTTGGAAATGTCAGTTGAGGAAGGTATAAGCTTGTATTGATTAATTTAGTTGATTTAAGCTATATACCTATTTTTAAAATACTTTCTTGGGGAAATTATGGGGTATATCGTTAAGTTAACCGATTCTGGTAAATATTTAATTCCAGACAATGAGGGATTGCTTACTACAACAGATTCAAAAGAAAAAGCTGTAGAATTTGGTCAAATAGATGATGAAGAGTCTGCTAAGTTAACTGCCCATAGTTTTAGTGGTGGAATGACAACTGGCGTTGATTTCATAATTGAGAAGGTGTAATTAAATTATGGCAACTCAAGCATATGTAATCGTCATTGAAATCCCAGAAAAGAAATGCCCAAATGTAAGAGGCAAAGCTAGTCTAATTAAAGATGGTAAGGCAAAAGTTTATCTTTCAAATAATACAACTTCTAGAGATGCTGAAAATGGCTTTGACCGATATGGAGTTACAGGTGGTCGAAATGCTGTAGTAGTAACTGAGGCAACATTTCCAAAATACGAAGAAGAAATTACTAACTATCTTAATCGAAGATTTGGAGAAGACTGGTCTTTAAAATTAGAAAAGTGCTCAGTTGCATAAATTAAAACCCACTTCGGTGGGTTTTTTAATGGGCGCAATTTAGGAGTTTGAATGGTAAATACAAACTACGTTCCTTTGTGGCTTATCTCACCATTTCAGCATGTGCATTACACATTAGTTCGAAATCAACTGCATATGGATTTGCTATTTGAGGACATGAATAAGGTCGATCAATTCTTGTCTATTGAAGGGGCTGCAGCTCAGGTTGATTTCTATTCCGAAGGTGCATATGCAGTTGTTCAGCTTGGTGATACTTCAGAAAGAAATCAGATTGAAGTGTATGGATTGCTTTTACATGAAGCTGTTCATGTCTGGCAAAAGATTAAAAAGCTCATGGGTGAACGAGAACCGAGCTCTGAGTTTGAAGCTTATTCAATTCAGGCGATCGCTCAGGATCTCTTTAAGATGTATGAGGAAAGCGAGGTTAAAAGTCATGGGGTGGAAGGGGAAAAAGCCGACTAGTTTTAGTCTTGATGTGTCTAAAGCAGCAGAAGCACATGTAAAGAATATTGTCATGGATACCGTGCAATCCTTAGTTAATTTAAGTCCTGTTGATACTGGAGCATACCGTGCTTCACATATTGTTTCGATTGGATCTGCTGATTTCGGCGTGCGTGAACCTGAAACAAACCCAATTCAAGATGCAGCAATTCAAGCTGTAAAGATTAAATTGGGCAATTTGGTTTATATCCAGAACAATAAAGCTTATGCACCCCGCTTAGAAAACGGCTGGTCTGATCAAGCACCACAAGGTATTTATGGCCTCACGTTTAACTTTATTTCTCAAAAGTACGGTGGTTAAGATGGCAATGACTTTAGAGCAAACAAGGCAAGCTATTATTGATCGTATGCAAAGCTTTACTGGTATTGCGCAGGACAGAATACAGTATCCAAATGCTCCAGGCTTTAATGTACCTAAAGATGGTGTTTGGTGCCGCTTAACGATTGCAGGTGGTCCCAGTTTTAATTCTGGCATTGCAGATAAGCCATGTACTCGCCGTACCGGTAATATCATGATTCAATGCTTTGCACGTCCCAATTCAGGAATAATTGAAATCACAAAATTGAGTGATGCATTACTTGCTCATTTTGAATATTTCACAATCGAACACTTAGAATGTTTGAATGGCCAATCTATTTATGCGGGTAAAGATGCTGATTTCATTCAGTATAATGTGAGCATTGGGTACAAGGTGAATTGATATGTCATGTATGCTGACTTTAGAAGAAATCGAAATTAAACGGCAAGAACTGGAACGGCATCTTGAAGATGTTATGTCTGTTGAGTTGAGCAAATGGCAATCTGAAAACAAGCTATGTGTTTCTGATGTGAATATACGCTTGGCTAATGTTGTTAGTCTCGGAGGGCCTAAACATAACGTTGTTACTGGAGTAAGTGTCGATTTAGATAATGAGCTTTGAGTTCAAGAAAAAGCTACTGCAAGGCGATTATTTTTAATGACCTCAGCATATTATCATTTGTGATTACATTCTGTTACAGTAATGGAAATTTATAACAAATGGTAAAACATGAAAAAATCAACTTTAGGCTGGGGTGCCGCAGGATTAGTAGCTTTAGGGATTTTTGGTTCAGGCAATGATAACTCTCCAAAACAAACTTCAGACTCAGAAAATGCGCAGAGTGCAGTAGAGGAAGTTATCGAATCAAAATATATCAACACTAATTCTTTAAATATTAGAGATAAACCAAACGGTCAAGTAGTAGGAAAGTTAGGACGTGGGGAAAAAGTTGATATTTATGAGATGAAAGGAAACTGGGCACGTATTTCCTTAAATTCCTCATCACCTCAGTGGTTATCAACAAAGCTATTATGTGAAACGGATGGCTGTTTTAAACAAAAGTCTCGATCAACCACGTCAAATAATTATCAGGCCTTAAAATCTCATCCTCATCATTCTGAAAGAAAACAGAAAAAAACCTACTACGATAGTGATTGTTCATGTGCTGTGGTGGATTATTGCGTGGGTCCTAGAGGTGGGCACTACTGTATTACGAGTGGAGGAAACAAGAGATATAAACCTAGATATTAATTAATTTGAATTATGAGACCTCCATTTTGAGAGGTACTTTATGTCTTAATCACTACCACCTCATCGGTGGTTTTTTTATGTCTATAGGAATCACTTATGAGCAATTTTGTATTTAAGCGTGGTGACACTTTCAACTTAAATCTTCAGCTAGTTGATATGGATGAAGCCCTGCAATATCCACCAGATGATGTGCGCCGTGCAATTGATCTTACAGGTTATACCTTCACTTCACAGGTTAAAGCTCTGGCTGATGGTGCTACTGTGGCCACATTAACTTGTACTGCATTAAGCCAAAGCACACAGAAAGGGTGGCTGAACATTAAATCTAGTGCAAGCACTGCAACTTGGCCTTTAGGGCTGTGTCAGATGGATATTAAAGCTGTAGTTAGTGGCACTACACAGCACACTGAAACTTTGACTTTCCAAGTGATTGACGGAGTAACAGCATAATGGCAAATCTTGTTTTTAAATTTAGTTGGGATCATCGGCCATTCCCATATAACGCCTCACAGGGCAAGCGGCAGTTTATGTTGCCATTTGCGTCAGGTATTCCCAATCTGGCACCCAACTTTTCTCAAGTAGTTGGTACTGCAGCTATCTCTCAAGGTGGAACGGGGGCAACTACAGCGGCTGGTGCACGAGCTAACCTAGGCGCAGCTGCAAGTGGGGTAAATAGTGATATTAGTGAGCTTAAGGGACTTACAACCCCTTTATCAATTTCTCAGGGAGGATTAGGAGCTGATAATGCACAGACAGCTAGAATGAATTTGGGGTTAGGAACTGCTGCTGTACTAGCGTCAACAACAAGTCAATATGATCCTACGCCGGGACGAGCACTAAGAGTCGGTGATTGGGGGATAGGGGCTGAAGGTTCTCGTGTATCTGATATGGTTGCTCCTCTTAATAATGGTTTTTTTCGAACAGATGACACTTTAACAAATGATACTGGTAATAGTATTGGTCCTTATGGTTTCTTTTTACACTGTACCCGACGCTCAATGGGTTTATATACAAATGGAAGTCATTCATTTCAGCTTGGGAAAGCTGCCTCATATTCTGCCCTGAAGTATCGATTTAATAATAGTGGTACTTGGTCTAATTGGTTTAATTTATTGACTGCACAAAATACTACAACTGATGGAAATGGTTTTATTAAAGCCGCTTCACCAGTCGTTAAGCTTTTCCAAAGTCATATTGAGCTAAATAACGATGCTGCCAAGCAACCGATCACTTTTGACAAATTAGGCACTGGTGACTATCTGATTAAGGGCTCTTTAGGCTTTGCACAGGAAGGTTGGTATATCGAAGTACCTAAGGATGCCAACGGTAATACGGTAGTAGCAGTTGAATATTCAACCTTAGAAAATGGTGATCTTTCTATTAAAACTTATAAACGTAAGTTTGATGTGGAAAAGGCAGCCATTGTAGCTGATCTCGAAAATCCACTTGATATTCCAGAAGGCCGCTGGATTGATATCCGTCTGCATGAAGAACCTGAACCAGAGCCTGAAGAGCCGTTGAGTGAAACACCAGTGGATTTCCAGCCGACTAACTTATCTCAGGCAGTTGCTGCAGCCATGAATGGCGTGGAACCGCCAGAAATCTCAGAAACAGACGAAACACTTTAATAACCCGCTTAAACAGCGGGTTTTTTATTGCCTAAATTTTGGAGAACCATAAATGAGTTCAGGCGCAAAAATTCGATTATATGCTTGTGAGGAAGCAGTTTTAGGAACAACTCCTGCAAATCCAGTCTGGTACACCGTTCGCCGTGTTACTGATAGTTTGACTGAAAATGTTACTACTGAAGATAGCAGTGAAGTAGTTGATTCACGTTTTCGCCAAGGCGCTGTTGTAACGGAAGCCGAAGTAACTGGTCAACTAGAGTTTGAATTATCACTAGGTACCTTTGACTTATTCTTAAATGTTCTCGCTTTCAATAACTGGGCTGCAAATGCTTTAAGTTTTGGTGGTGGAGTACGTAAGTCTCTTACCTTGGTAAAAGTCTTTGAAGATATTGGTCAAGTCTTTATTTATCGTGGTATTCAAGTGAATACAGGTGAAATGACGATCCAGACCACAGGCAAAATCACTGGTAACTTTGGTTTAGTAGGTAGCTCATTTACGCGACAGCAGGTTAATCCTGTTACAAATCCTATTCCAGCATCGACTCGCCCTCTGGTGAGTATGCCAAATGTTGAAAAGCTACTTATTAATGGTCAATCAATTCAGGGTAAAGCTTGTCTGCAGACACTTACCATCAACTTTAGTAATAATCTGGAAGCGATCCGTTGTATCGGTTCTGGTAAGTACACGCCTGAGTTTTACTTAGAGAAAATGATGGATATTGGCGTAAATGCTAATTTCATGTTTTCAGCAACATCTGCTTCTTGGATTGATGCTATTAAAACCCGTGATGTATTTACATTGACCTTCGATATTACAGATACCAAAGGCAGTAAGTACTCGTTTAACTTCCCGCAACTTGAAGTTAAGGAAGCAAATCACCCTGATGGTGGTGGCGATGACATTATTACAATAGATATCAATTTTGCCCAAGTGCGTACCAGTCCAACGATTGTACGTGCTCTTGTGTAATCAACTTATTCAGTAACAAAGCCTATGGAAACCCATGGGCTTTTTTATTTCTAAAAATTAGAGGTTGTTATGGCTTTAAAAGTCGGAATTATTAAAAGCTCAGACGTATCAAAATGGTGTGAATACAAGGGTGCTGATGGCGATGTACAGGCTGAGTTCAAAGTCCGTGGTATCGCTTATAAGCCTTTTCAGGTAGCTATTGAACGGGCAGGAAACCAGATCTCGTCTAAAGGCTATGATGTGATGGTCAAAGATGAAGATGCCAAGCTTTACCACGAGCTTTTAATGGATGCATGCGCGGCCCACTTAATCGAAGACTGGAAAGGTGTGGTATTTGCCGAAATCGTAGACGGTAAAACTGTTGAGTCCGAAAAGCCATATACACCTGAGAATGCCTCAAAGCTTCTTAATCTTGGTGATATTGGTATTTCAATCTGGCTATTCATTAAAGAACAGGCCCAGAAGATTCAGGAAGACGCAGACAAGGACAAGGCTTTAATTCTGGGAAAGTCATGGAGCTCTACAAATACCAAAAAACGTATGCGTCGAAAACGCCGCACGAAATCGAGCAAATCAAGTTCTTAGGCGGCCGTATTCCGGATCCGCCAGAATATTCGTATGCGGCTGATTCAATTCTTTCGGCATTTAGCACTATATGTCGATCCAGACGTTATGAGCAAAGCATACCGTTATCTTTAGATCAGCAGGCTATCAATGTCTATGCTGAGCATAATGATTTGCCAGTGGCTGCTCATATTTTTAATGACTGTATTTTTGCGTTGGATAATTTGTTTTTGGAGGAGTGCCATAAGAAGATATCAACCAAAAGCAAAGGTAAGTGACCAAATTAGGTATTGCCAGGGACTGAAAAGCCTAATTTGGTCAAAACGTCAAACAATTAAGCAGTTGCTCTTAAACGCGACTCAAAATAACGCAGTCGATGTTACAAAATACTTGATCTGGATTGACAGAAAATTACCTTTAAGGTGTTGCGCGTGATTATCAAATGATGAATAATCACCTTACCGTCAATATTTGACGGTTTAGCATTCTTTTACTCTTTCCAAGAACCTTGGTGTTTGCTTGTATGTGTTTAACATTAACTGAAGCTAAACAAAAACTTAGAGCATTTGCTAGAGATACTAGCAAAATCAAGTTAACTGCACATGCAAAAGAAAGAATGAAAGAACGCTGTATCTCTATGAAGCAAATTATTTGCTGTTTTGAGCATGGAGATATTACTGAGGGGCCGTACCCAAATACTCGTGGTGATTGCCAGTTAAATGTTTCTGTTCGCACTGCAGGCGAATACATAACAACAGCTGTTGCAATCAAGCAGAGCGAGAACGGTGAATTCTCAGTAGTAGTCACTACATTTAGAGAGTAGGCTAAATTATGTATCACTATGAAGAATGCGGTCTGAGCAATATTTGGCTGCGCAATGGATTTACAATTGAAAATGATGAAGACTATGGTGAACTCGTATCTATTGAATCTGTTCATGAGCTTCATAATGCCATTGGGTTGTTCTTAATTACGCAAAAGCCTGACTTGAATGGTGAGGAAATTCGTTTTTTACGTAAAGAACTAAACTTGTCACAGAAGAATCTTGCTGGGCTTTTAGGAGTCAGTGAGACTAGTATTAGACATTGGGAAGCTGATCGCGGTTTAATTGGTAAACCTACTGAGCTATTACTTCGTGCATTATATAAAGAGCATGTTCAAGGTGATGGCAAACTAAGAAGTATGATTGAGTCATTAAATCATCAGGAACGAACTTTAGTACCAAGTGAAATTAGTTTTTCATATGGAAATAACCATTCATGGCATCAAACCAATTGTGAAATAGCTTAGTTAGTTTTATTTGATAGAAACCACCTTCGGGTGGTTTTCCTTTATGTGACATTTAGTAACCAGTTTGTTAAAGTTAGTACACTTTATAACAAACGGTAAAAAACCATGAAACAAGTCATTTTAAGTCTTTTATTAGTTTTAAGCTCATTAAGTGTTGCGGAAGCAGGTAGAGGCAGACAACCGTGCTCTGGTAAGAAAGGTGGGGTAAGTCATTGCAATGGTAGTAAGTTTGTTTGTAATGATGGTTCCATCAGTGCTTCTAAAAAGATCTGCTCTAGATAGGTGATGTGATGGGATTGAATTTTAGAAAAAGTATAAAAATTGCTCCTGGAATCCGTGTCAATGTTAGTAAAAAAGGGCTATCAAGTGTTTCTGTGGGGGGGGAAAGGTGCACGTGTAAATGTAAGTAAGAAGGGTACTCGCACAACAGTAGGTATTCCAGGTACTGGCTTATCTTATTCTAAGTTCTCTAGTTATACTAAGAAAACAACACCTAGAAGAGAACCTGATTTTAATAATCCAGATAATGTATGGGGTTACCCTAAATCTGAATGGATAATCTGTGGAGTTATTCTATTTATAGCTTTAATAATTTTTATTTGGATTATTAGCTGATTTTTAAATTTTGATATTTGATAGGTTTATATATGAAAAAGATTGTTTTATTAAGTTTGGTTTTTGGGATGGCCGGTTGTGCGACAACAGCTAATTTTTTTGATATTCATCCAACACCTGTTAGTAATTCAGGTTATTGGACTGGTCAATTTGATCGGTTGGTTGGGACTTTAATACTAGAAAGTGATGGGACGGGTGTAATTTGCCAAGACCACCTAGGTACAGCTAGGGTAATGTCTGTAAAATTATTAAATGATAGACTCTATTCTCAGGATGGGACTTACTGGAAAATAAGTAATTTCACTCCAACATCTCTTGAGCTTAATTATGCGCTTGGAGGAGGATATAAAATGATAAGGGACAATGGGCTTAAATTCGCTTCACCAGCATGCAAAGATAAGCTAAACACAAAGTAATAGTTGTTCGAGAGAATTAACTTGACTAAACAGAATATTAAATGTGATTGGCTGAATAGATATGATATTGGATGACTATCTGGGGCATGCCGCTAATAGCAAGAAACTCGCACAGATTGCTATTAAAGAAAGGCGTTTTGACGATGCATGGAAACATTTAAACCATCAAAAAGATTACTATTTAAAGCATGCTAGTAGGATGGGTTTTTCTAAAACAGAAACACTGGTTATAGACTCCTCACCACATGAAGATATGGCAAATGTCTTAAGACTAGAGGGCAAGCATAAGAATGCTTTAAGCAGTATATCTTACACTTATAAGGCGGCTTATACAGCTAATCGACCAATTATTACATTAGAGAAAAAATTAGAGGCTTATTACAATCGAGCCTATAAAAAACAGCCGTTTAAAAAATTTTTATCGTTACTTAAGGCTCTACCCAACAGTGACTATATTTCTGTTCGAGATTTAGTTGAAATTTACTTCCCTTTATCTCCCAATGATGATGAGGTGGCTCCAAAAGAGAGGAATTTGAGTGAACAGGAAATTAAAAAGGTAAATGATAACTTTTTGAAGCAAAGATCTACCGCTCGCAGTAAAGAGCATATAGGTATTCCACCACCACTGAGCAATAAGCCGGTTAAGGCAGTCAAACCAAGCTACCCTGAACCCAAATACCCAACGAAAGTTATTGAACCGCAAAATGATAATAATTTGATTCTTGGCTATCCAGCATCTGAATGGATAATAGGATTAATGGTGGGTGTAGCATTGTTGATCGGGTTGATTTGGTTGCTATCGTAATTAAAAAAGCACCCTAGGGTGCTTTTTTTTCATCATCATCTTGATCTAGGCTTTGTCCTAAAGCATCAAAAACAGCTTTAGCAGCTATTTGGGCTAGGCGTTTACGCTCCTCAGCATCTCCAATAACCAGATGTGAGGTATCTTTATCAAAAGAAAGGAATGGTTTTGATGCTGACTCAGACCGAAAACTGTGTTCTAAACGAGCAATAATCTCTTGATTCATCGAACGAGTATTTTTCTTAGCTTCGTCAGCGATTTTGTCTCTCAGTTCTTCTGACCAGCGTAGATTGTACTGGACTGTGAGATGACCACCATTTTTACTCATGGAAATAAACCATATACCGCAAATTTAACATAGATATTAATTCTATTATTCGGGTATTGACAATACTACCCGATTAATTCTATATTTAATCATACCCGATTGATAGGAGTATAAAATGGGAGTGTTATCGAAACCACAACGCAAGATGCAGTTTAACTTGCGAATTGAACACGAGCTTCATGAATGGTTAAAGAAAGTAGCAGAGGAAAATGAAAGACCGGTTAATTATGTAATTAATCAAGCGATTAAGAATATGCGTAAAGAAATTGAAGGTGCGAAAGCATGAAATCAATAGACAACAAAAAAGCCCGTGATCTTGGCGGACAGGGCTTGATTGAAGTCGCAATCTACAGGAAAGACAACATGTCTAATTTAACACAAAACTTTTTAAATCCAAATAATAAGCCATTAGTTATTGGTGATTTTACCATTCGCCAAGATGAAGAAGGCCGTTTTATGTTGGGTGACCTTCATAAAGCAAGTGGTGGTGAAAAGAAACACCAGCCATCTAACTTTTTAAGAACTGAGCAAATTAAAGAGTTAATAAATGAAATTGACCACTCTGCAAATTTGCAGAGTTCAGATAATGACCACTCCTCAAATATGAGGAGTGCTGTAAAAGTAGTCAATGGTGGTGACAACAGAGGAACATATGTAGTTAAGGAAATTGTTTACGCATATGCAATGTGGATTAGTCCCAAATTCCACTTGATGGTTATCCGAGCTTACGATTCACTTGTGATGGAGTGGTTGCTTAATGGAAAACAAACTATCTCACCAGAACAAGCTGGCATTCTTTATAACATTGTTCATACAAGAGCAAAAGGTAATAAAAATTTGATTGTGCAAATGTGGAGTCGTTTAAAAAACCACTTTAAATACTCAGCAAGTTACCGAGAATTACGAGCTATTCACTTTGAGGATGCTAAGCATTATTTAGAAGTTATGGATTTAAGGGCAAAGCCAGAGGAAAAGAAACCTCAAGATCCTTTATTTGATAAAGACGCCTATGAGCTGGTTCGCAAACTTACTGAAGCAGTCATCATAGAAAATGATGAAATCGTTCCAGTTCTGCTGGCTGTAAAAATGCTTGATGTGAAGAAGTTCGCGTATTACTCACACTTAGTAGTGAAAGCGAATGAAGCAGCACGAGATATTGCTAGATTGTTGGATTTCAGGAACCTACAAAATGAGCCGTTGATCGATGCAGACTGTTCGGTGATAGCCATGTCTAATGGACAAAGATTTCTAGCACGACCGAACTGGTTTAACTGCCCAGCTTAGTAATTATTTTTAAACAGAACCCACTCATTTGAGTGGGTTTTTTAATACCCAAAACAAAACCCCAGTAGCGCTAACTACTGGGGTTTTTCATTCCACCCACCGACGAAAGTAAGAGGAAAGTAAATCTATATGGAGCATTTTAAACCAATAGTGGAGCTTATGAAAGTGTCTATTGAAAAGTATGGCTTATGGCAGACAATTATTGCCTTTTTAATTTTGTTTTCCATACCAATTCTAATCTGGAAATTACCTGAAATCATTGCAGCGATTAAAGCCTAAAACCGACCTATCAATGGTCGGTTTTTTATTACCGAAATTTTGGAAGCAAATATGACGGATAAATCCAAATGGTTTGTTTTTAAGAAAAATGATCAAGTTTTTGGATGTTTCAGGATTAAGCCTTTTTCTGATCCTGAATTTGGTGAGGCCTATAAAATGCTTTGTACCAAAAAAAGTATTTTTAGAATGAGTGCCATGCTATCAGCCCAAGAGTTTGCCAAAATTATCGCAACTCATCTTATACAGGATTGGGAAAATATTGAACTTTCAAAAACAGGAATAGCTGGTGAAAAAGAAACGCGTTATTCGCCAAAATCAGCTTATCAATTATTAATGTATGGAGATCTAGGGGCTGAGATAACTTCATGGATCTTGGAAAAGTCAAAAAGTATTGCCTAGTTAAGTCTCGATTTATTGCCGCCGTTTATGGCGGTTTTTTATTACCTAGAGGAAAGTCAAATGGCTCAAGAAGCTCGCTTAGTAATTGTTATTGATTCGGAACGTGCGAAACGCACTGCACAAGACTTATCAGTTGAATTGGATAGCATCACCAAAAAAGGGGATTTCGCCTCGAAATCTATGGACCGGATGTCTGTAGCAACTCGTGCACTAGCAGGGTATATGGCTGGTTTATTAACAGTAGGTTCAGCCATTTCAAAGATGGATACATATACTGGACTACAAAACCGCCTTAAGTTGGTCACTAATAATCAAGTTGAACTAAATAAAGCTACGGAAGACACTTTCCGAATTGCTCAAAAAACCTATTCAGCATGGGATTCTGTTCTACAGGTCTACCAGCGTTTTAGTGATAATGCCAAAACTTTAAACCTCACAATGGATGACACAGCACGTTTAACTGAAACAGTTTCTAAAGCTGTAGCAATTAGTGGTGCAAGTGCAGAAGCTGCTGATGCAGCTTTAGTTCAATTCGGACAAGCGTTAGCAAGCGGCACATTACGTGGTGAAGAGCTTAATTCTGTAATGGAGCAAACACCAGCTTTAGCAAAAGCTATTGCTAAAGGTATGGGTATTACTGTAGGTGAATTACGTTCAGTAGCTGCTGAAGGAAAAATCACTTCACAGGAAATCGTTAAAGCACTTAAAAATGTCCAAGATGAAGTTGATGCTCTTTTTGCTAAAACTGATATAACAATCGGGCAGTCTCTCACACTCCTAAACAATGAAATTACTAAATTTGTAGGAGAGGCTGGTAAAGGAAGTGGAGCAGCACAGGCTTTATCAGGATCGATTCAGTTACTAGCAAATAATTTGAATTTAATTGCAGACAGTGCATTTGCCATAGGTATTGGCTTAATGACAAAAGCCGTTTTAACAAAAACGGTTGCTGTACAAGCGAGTATTGCTGCGTCAACCAAACAAGTGTTTGCCACAATTGCTGAACGTAATGCAAATATTGCAGCAGCAAAAGCTGAAGTGGAATCTGCGCTTGCCGAAGCACAAAGTACGCAGGTGACACTAACGAACATCAAAGCTACTCATGCTCAGATCATGGCAGAAATAGAACTCGAAAAAGTTCGTTTAAAAGCCCAAATCACTGAACAAGGTCGCACGGCTACCATCACACGAATGGCTCAGCTAGGACGATTACAAGCTCAAGTTGCGTTAGAGGTTGCTGCTGCGGAAACAGCACAGTCTGCAGCTTCATCTAGATTATCAGCAGCCTTAACAGCGCAATCTGTTGCTACTAGCCGTTTAGCTTTAGCAAAGTCAGCGCTTATGGCGATTTTTAGCCCAATGGGTTTAGCAATTGCAGCAACAGCCGCATCTTTCTATTTACTAAGCAGCAGTTCGGATGAAGTCAAAGAGTCTCTTGCAACACAATCTGACTCGGTTAGTGATTTAACAGATAAGTACATAAAGTTAAATACTGTGCAAGCATTAACAGAGGGTGTGCGGTTACGCAAAGAGATTGAGCAGCAAAATGATGCAATTGATGATGCTAGTGGAGCTATCAAACGTTTTGCTTATATCCAAAAGGAATTATTTAAATTATCTGGCAGTGATTATGAAGATTATCAAAATGCCATTAAGTCTATTGCTACAGGTGCAAGCGATGCAGGTGATCTCTTAAAAAAGATGATTTCATCTGGTCGTTTTAGTCAGAATCAAATTGATAAACTCATTGAGTTCTCTAGTGCAGTAGCAGAATCAAAAAATAAGATTGAGCAAGGTAATACTGCTCTAAAACTCTTAAATGCTACTTCTAGACAACATGTTGAGGTAACGGCCGAATCAATTAAGCAATTAACAATTCAAACAAACTTAACAAAAGTCGCTACTCAAAATTTCACTGACATGAAAACACAAATGCTTGATTCATTACGAGCACAAGTGGAATTCATTCGGTTAAATGGTGGTAGCGAAGAACAAGTTAAATCGTTGAATAAGGTAATTCAGGCATATTCTTTAAATCAAATTTCAGCAACTGATGCTGTGAGTAAGTTCAATAGTACAGCCAAAATTCCTGCTGAAAATATCAAGGGGTTACAGGATCATGCTACTAAAACGGATCAGTCTAAAATTGCGTTGAATCAGGCTAATGCAGAGCTAAAGAAACAGAATGACTTGCGTAATGAGTATCTAAAGCAACATCAAACTGTACTTGCTGCTCAACAAGGAGAAACAAATGAATTAAACAACCAAGTCGCTGCTCAAGAAAAGTTAAATAAGTTACGAGACAACGCCAACAAAGATATTCTGAAAAATGATTTTCTTATAAAAAACACTAAGGCATTTGGTGGTGGCGAAAAGGGTCTTGATAAGGCGCGTGCGGCATCAGAGTTTTATACCGACAATAAAATTCCGATGACTAGAAGTTTAACTAGTCAGGAAGCTGCAATTTTTGAGGCTTGGTATAAGAAGCAGAAGGAAGCCAAGGACTTACAAGAAAGTATTACCGAATCTAGCAGAAAGCAAACCAAGGAAAGTGAGAAAAAACTTAAAATCACACAAGCTGAATTGGAAGTAGCCAAGCGATCTGCTGCTTTAATTGAATCGAGTGGTTTAGGTAAATATGCTGAAAGCAAAGGGATACCATCAAGTGTAATTGCAGGCTTATTGGCTCAAGAATCTCAAGGTATTCGAGAAGCTAAGAGTCATACTGGTGCAATAGGATATTTTCAAACAACCAGTGGTTATCGTAAACAGAACAATATGTCTGTTGCTGATAGTTATGACTTGGAAAAGTCGGGCAAAATTGTAATTGATAATATCGCCAAGGTTTATGAAAAAACAGGTGACTTGGCTCAGGCAATACTTTCCCATAATGCAGGTGAGGGTGGAGCAAGACAGTTTACTAAAACTGGCAAGGTTAAAGGCAGTGCAGAGCGAAATAAGGAGGTTTCGCAGTATGTAGCTAAGGTTTCAAGGTATTCCGATATCATTGCTGGTGGTGTTGGCAAAGGCGGTTTATCCGATGGTGATAGCGATAGAGCCTATGGAAAGCAAATCAAGGCACGTTTAGAGTTAGTTAAGCAAGGTCTAAACCTTCAAGAGCAATATGAGGAGGAGCAAGCGAAGCGAACCAAGGCTCGTAACGAAGAAATTAACCTTGCGCAACAAACGGGTCAAACAGCCTTAATTCCTAAAATCAAAGAGCGATATAAAGCTCAAGATGAACTCGCCAAACTTCAGCAAGATTTTGAAGTGAATGGTTATAAGTGGACTGAGAAGCAAAAGCTTGAGTACACATATGAAACCAATTCTTTGCGATTAGTTGCTGAGGGTAAACTCTCTGAAGATCAAAGAAAGGTTGCTTTAGGTGGCCTGGAATTGCAAAAACAGCAAGAGTTAGGATTACTAAAACTTGCTCAAGAGCAACGTTTGTTTCAGGCTGAGCAATTCATGCTGGGAGAAATGGAGCGTATCAAAAAACGTTATGCTCTTGAGTATGATGAAATATCAAAAATCACTGATCTTGAAGAGCGTAGAAGGAAGATGAGTGCATTTCAGGCTGATTTTATTCGTAATGGTGTGGGGAATCCAACAATTGATCAGTATGATACCTCTAGTCAGTTTCTTAAATCGACAAACTACACCAAGCCCAAGCAAACCAATATGCAAGTATTGGATGAAGATTACGCTCAAACTTATCAAAAGTTGAAAGATAATCTTGCAGCTGTTTTGGAGTCTGAAAAAGCTAGTTATCAGGAACGATTGGAGGCGGAGCGCGTATTCAAAGAAGCAAGACAGCAAATGGATAATGAGTACCACCTGAAGGCGATTGATGCAAGAAAAGCAGATCACGACAGTCAATTGCAATTATACAGTCAGATGATTTCATCTGCTTCAAGCACATGGGGAGGTTTAACTCAAATTGTTAAGGATGCGCGTGGTGAAAATTCACGCTCTTTCAAGGCAATGTTTATAGCTCAACAATCCTTTGCTATTGCTTCTGCGATTATCTCTGCTCATTTGGCAGCTACACAAGTAGCTGCTGATGCAACGATCCCATTTTTTGGGGCAAAAATTGCGGCTTCAACCGCCATGCTTGCTATGGGATATGCAAATGCTGGTTTGATTGCTGGGCAAACAATAGCTGGATTCTCAGATGGTGGTTTTACCGGATCTGGTGGGAAATATCAGCCTGCTGGTATTGTCCATAAAGGCGAGATTGTATGGTCCCAAGAAGACATTAAAAGATGGGGGGGAGTTGGTTTAGTTGAGAAAATGCGTAAGAGTGCAAACCCTGAAGCTTTTCTCAATAACAATGCCTCGGCTGATAGTGTCATGCGCCGTGCAATGATGAGCTCTAATGCCTTTATAGAAAGCCAAAAGCAATCTGATATCTTTAATCAACCGGTTCAAGATACTCAGATTATTTATAAGGGTAATAGAAGCGTACCTATCACTTCTTCTTCGGCCAGTTCTGATCTATTCCACGATGGCAAGGTCTACTTCTCATCAAATGGTTTTGTTCAGGATCGATCAAATCTTGAGGATGTTCAAGATTTCACGATGGGTCAAGCTGCTCGACCTCAAGCTGAGATTATGCCTTCAATAGAGCCTGCTTCACCGACAATCAATTTCAAAATTGAAGTGATTAATCAGGTGAGTGGAGCAACAGTTGAAGCTGAACAATTAGACGAGCAAACAGTCCGGATCATTGTTAAAGATGAACTGGATAAGCAGCTTCCAAGAACGGTACCGAAGCTTGTAAGTGATCAAATTGGTAATCCAAACTCAACTATTAGTCGATCTTTGACTGAGAATACCACTGTAAGGCGTAACCGTTAACTATGTGAGGCCGCCGAACGGGGGGGCATTTCACTACCTATACGCTGTATTCGACTTGCTTTCTAACGATATGTACAAAGTGTTTCTGACTTTCGATACACTTTGTTTCATATATTTAAGATATTTAAACGTTTATCAAGACGACGTTATTTGGCGTGTAGTTTTTCTAAAGTAATAGAATTAGACAGATTATGAAAGTTTCTGGCTTGACTACTTATCGGAACTACGATATTGACTTCGGTAGTAATTTCAACGTAATATTCGCGCTAAGAGACCTTCTTATTAATTAGTAAGAAGGTGTTTTCGTCTCTGGAGTGTATAGCCTTGGGAAAATTAAATCTAGTGTTAACTATAAAGATTATAGTCTCCTCAAATATGTGTATTCATCCGTAATAATTGCATATATTTGTTCAATAGACTTGTATAACAAACCTTGATTAATTCTATATAAATCATATTAGGCATACCATGACTGAATTTAAATGGCAAATTGATAGTATCCGTACTGTATTATTCTTTAACGGAGAAATTAATTTTAAGAAAAAAGAATGGTCGAAAAATATAACTGGGCTTGAAATTTCTAATGAAATGACCCAATCGGAAGAAAATGGACGTTTGATTCAATATGTTGAAATTACTAATCTTGATAGTAATAAGCAATTTAATTTGGTTTATTTAAAAGATCAAAGCTTAATTGATTTACAATTAGTATTTGAAAGAGATGAAAATTTTTATACTTTCAATGAAATAATCAAAGAGGTAGATTTTTTTTACGAAAAAATTAGCGTATTTTTTGATCAGCTCAATGAAAAGATTATTCGTATTGGTAATGTTGTTGAGCTTAGTATACCTGTTGATAATGAAAAAATAGGTTGTGATTTGTTAAGAAGTAATGTTTCTTATTTAAATAACATGCAGGAGGATTTAGAAGAAATTAGTTATAGAACTAATAAATCATATTTTATTGACAATATTAAAATTAATCAGGTTGTTCAGTATTCTAATGGTCAGAAAATGTCATTGGTGATTGATCCTAATATAGGAATTCCCAAGGCTAAAGTGCAAAAAAATATTCTAATGAATATAGATGTTAATACAGATGCTTCTCATAGATCTGAATTAGATTTCTTAAAATTCATTCCATTATTACAAGATTCAGTAAAAAAATTAATAAGAAATGGAGGTACTTATGTTAGTTGATACCTATTCAAGCTCATTAAGTTTACCTTCTTTTTCGAGTAATACACTAAATTCTATAAATCGTAGTACAACTGTAGTTTCTAATTATAATGGAGTTGCTAATCGCGTAAATAAAAGCGTTGAAAATTTCATTGATCATACTGAATCAATGCGTGTTTTTTTTAAAAGCTTTCTAAATAATCAATCAGATTTTCTTGCGTTTTTTTTATGCTTATGTGTCATTGGTTCTTTTCAATCATATGATCTTAGACTTGATAGTAAAGATAATATTATTTCACCTGAGATATTTAAAGATTCTAAAAATAGTTTTTGGTGGGATAAAAAACATTATTTTGAAATATATAAATTAGAAGCAACTAATAGAGGAAGAGAGGCTTCTGCATATATGACAGTATTAATGCATCAAGCTGTACAAGTTGAAGACCTTAAGTTTTTAAATAATTTTTTTCAAGAGTTAAATAAAAGTAGTTTAACTTCATGGTCTCTCATAGCTTTATTACGCTCAACAAATGTTTATAAAAATCAAATTTCATTGTGGAAAGAAATGTATTTATATACTCAGAACGTTGTTATAAATGAGGGATTAAACCCAAAACGTGAGATGTATGGCTTAGATCGCGGTTTAAATATATAAATTTTAGTTGTGAGTAAGCTTTTATAATGAATGCAAAATTTCAACTCATTAAAGACATTAATTATAAACCCAAAGACTCACAACTTGGAGTCATAATTAAAAAGGTAACATCAGAACAAAATCATACTGGTTTTGTATTTATTGAAGATAATAAATTAGTACTAGCTCATTTTGGCTGGCATGAAACCTATTTTTTTCAAAGACGTAATGACTCTGACGGTTATGCTATGTACTGGTTTGATTTAGAAAAAATTCCAGAAAGAACTCTTGTACATATAATTAATGAACTTGAACAAATTTCTCATAATAAAGATTTGAATAATAATGAAGTTTTCTATTTTCCTGCTCCTTATGGAATCGTAAATTTTGGTGGATCTAGGATCTCAGGAGGTGATTTTCTAAGTACCCCTAATACGGTAGGTGATAGCCTTACATGTTCAGTTTTTGTTAATTGTATATTTGAACAATCCGGTTTTCCAATCCTAGATTTAGATACCTGGAAAACAACAGAGCAGGACATTGAATGGCAAACTAGTATTCTTGATAAATTAATTGGAAAATTGAGTCCAGAGTTTATGCGGATACAGCGTGAAAATGTAGGTAAAGTTCCGCGGTTACGTCCAGAACAAATGGTTGGAGCATGTTGTGTTTTTGATTATGAGCTAGTTGATTTTGATACAGCAGATAGTGCAGCAATAATTGTTTTAGAGCAATTAGAAGCGCTAGGTTGTTAATAAATAAATTTAATTTTAAGTGATGTTTTTGTATTTATATTCAAAAGTAATATCTATTAATTTCTAAAAATTAATCAAGTTAACTTTAATAAAAGAACCCGCGAAAGCGGGTTTTTTTATTACCTGAAGGAAAGTTATGTACAAGTTAAAGCTAAATCCTCAGACCAGCGGCTATGGCGTAACACCGGGTGATGATGTGAAACGTCAGCAGATGGACGGCGGTCGTGGTCGCTATTACATCGATGTAAAACGTAATAGCCACATTGTTGATGTGAACTGGAATTTAAGTAAAACCGATTTCAATAAAATGATGGCGTTCTGGCGGGTATACCAGAACAAGCCAGCCTCATTTTATGCGGATCTGGTGATTGATCAGGGAGCTCGTCAGCAATACCTGTGTAACTTCATTCCGAACTCGTTCAAGACCAATGAAGTGAATGGCAACCTTTACCGGGTAAATGCACAGCTCGAAGTTGTTCAAAACCAGCCTAACCTTACTGCCGATATCGCTTTGATTAAGGATTGGGAGGTCTAATGGATAACGAATATGCCAAATTCTTTTTCAATCGGAAAGTTGATGTCTATCAATTGGAGTGTATTGAGCTTTCTCATCCTTCTTTTATGAATACATACCGAATAGTCCGTAATGATGACCGAGGTGTTTATGTTCAACATAAGGAGGGATCCGGTCAGGTCTATTATGAATTTTTGCCAGCATCTATTCAAAGATCCGGAATGCTGGGTGATCTGGACCAGACATTAACAGTCTCTATATCTGGTTTAGGTGATGTAATGCCGGATGAGTTTGAACGGGTAATCGAAGGCCAATATCCCGATGTAAAGCCAACAGTAAATTACCGGATTTACAGTTCAGACAATCTGAATTCTCCAATGTTTTATTTACTCGGACTGCAACTCTCCAGTGTTGCAATGAACCATAAAGCTGTGACATTCAAGGCTGAATCACCAAGATTAAATACTGCGAAGACTGGAGATATCTTTTCGCTTGATCGTTTTAGTGGTTTGAAGGGGGCTATATGAAGAGTCACGATCATTTGCTCGATAAGCAATATGACGAGGAACACTACAACTGTGTTCACTTCGCGCATGAAGCTGCAATGGATCTATATGATATTGATCGAGGAGAGGCGCTTGAGTTTTTTATGAAGCCCGTCAAAGAGAAGGTATTTCTGCCATCAAGATTGAAGTTACTAAATCCATTGCCCATGCCCAAGGAAGGCTGCATAGTCGCCTTTCACTCTAGATACCGAAACAAGCCCCCACATGTGGGGCTTTTTCGTTTGGGGCGTATTTTGCATTTGCAGGAATCAGGCGTTTCATGGATGCCAATTCAAGTCGTTCAAGCATTTGGATTTAATCGTGTGAGTTTCTATGATTAAGATTATTTATAAACAAGACCCTTTATCCGAAGACAAAACAATTGAACATGCTGAAACTTTGGGTCAATGGCTTACTTCAAAATATGACCATATGCCTGAGCATGTCCGTATTTTTCATACCATAAGCAATATGGATCATGCGGAAATTTCATTTGCGAATGAAGTCACACCGAAGAATGCATATGAATTAAAGCAGCTCGATTTCTTGCCAGGCACTTTCATTGTAATTGAGAATCCCAAGGGTATAGACCCCATAACTCTAGCTTGGATAGCGGTTGCTTCTATAGTTATGGGTGTGGCTGTTGCATTATTAATGCCTGTGCCCTCAATTACCCAAACCAACCAGAATAACAATCAATCCTCGTCTGCAAATAACGAATTATCAAACCGTGAAAATAAAACTCGCGTAAATGGTCGTATCGCAGATATTTATGGTGCCGCTCACGATACCCCTGATCTGATTACTGTGCCTTACAAGGTATATGAAAACAATGTCGAAGTAGAGCATGTTGTTGGTTGTATTGGTCGTGGTCACTATAAAATTAACGGTGCATATGACGGTGAAACCAACATTGTTGATATTGCCGGCGCATCGGTAGAAGTCTTTCGACCGGGTGTCGATATTGTCTCGGGTGAGCCATATTTCTCGCTTGGTACCGAAATTACAACTCCACCCTTAACAGTTCAGCATCAAACTTCTGTTAATGGCCAAGTTTTACGTCCTGCTGATACACAATCTTTAGAAGGTACGAACTACCTTCATTTTGCATATCCAAACGAGATTCTTCGGGCAACGGCAAACAACACAGATTTAACCACTAAGTTTGTAAGTAATGACCGCGTAGAAATCACGAATGCCTCATTCACGTTTAACGGCCAGACTTATGATTTAAACGGCACTTACAGTGTTCTATCGGTAGCTGATGATCGAATGACGTTATCAAATCCGGCGGCCGTTAATGCTAACTGGTTAAAGCTTAAAGAGTTAAATAACCAGCAAACAGCAGCTTTATCACCAAAGATCAGTTCAATAGGTGAAAAGTGGATTGGTCCATTCATTCTGGACAATGTCGAACGAAGTCGGGTGCTATGTAACTTTGTGGCCACAAATGGACTTTACACAGTTTCTTCAGGTGGAAATCAGGGAGCTGTAAACGTCACGATTGAAGTAGAAGTAACGCCGGTAAATGAATCGGGTGCAGCCATTGGTAATCCAATGCTAAAGCAGATCATTCTAAAGGGTTCGGCAAAGTCACGTCAGACAGTTGGCGCAACGCTGGATATGGTGACATTTCAAGGTCGCTGTAGTGTCCGTGCACGTCGTTTAACACCAACACCGGCGGTTACAACGGTAGTAGATGAAGTAAAGTGGCAGGCGCTTTATGGTGCTTATCCTTTGCAAAGCACAGTGTATGAACATGAAACGGTTTTTCGTGCGCGCACTTATGCAACCACTGGAGCTTTATCTGTTAAGTCCCGCAAGATCAATTTTGATCTTCAGCGGATGTTACCGACTTTTAAAAACGGCGCAATGACGACAGAGCTATTTCCAACATCAAGCTTTGCTGATGCATTGGTTTCAATGGCACTGGATGACAAGATAGGCCGCCGTACGATCGACGAAATAGATCTGGAAAATATCTATCGGACTTATAACGATGTAGTTGATTATTTTGGTACACCACTTGCGGCTGAGTTCTGTACTACGATTGATGATACAAACCTGTCTTTTGAAGAGCTGGTCACCAATCTATGTGATGCAGTTTTTTGTACCGCTTATCGACAAAACAACAAGCTCAAGCTTTATTTTGAACGGCCAACTGATAACTCGGTAATGCTGTTTAACTTCAGGAATATCATTCCAGATAGTTACAAGCATGATCTAACCTTTGGCGTGATGGATGACTACGATGGACTGATCTATGAATACACGGATCCGACCGACGATAGTCGTATCAATATCTATTTGCCAGACAAAGGAGCAAAGAACCCGAAAGAAGTGAAATCCGTTGGGGTACGAAACAAGTGGCAAGCTCATTTTAATGCGTACCGGATCTGGAACAAGCTTCGGTTTCAACGTAAATCCATCACCTTTGATGCGGCGCCTGAGTCTGAATTGCTTGTGCTACGTGACCGTATTGCTGTAGCAGATTATCGCAATGGTATTCATCAAAGCGGGGAAGTGGTACAGCAAGAGGGTTTAATCCTCACCTTAAGCCATGATGTAGATTTCATTGCAGGCAAGAGCTATGTGATCTATCTGCAAATGGGGGATGGTACCGTGGACCTAATTCCTATTACACCGGGTTCAGCCAAGAACAAAGTTGTTTTAGGGCGTTTACCGAACGGGGCCTTAAAGCTTAGTCCCGATGACTTTGTGAATACTATCTACACGGTAGTTAATGACGATACCAAAGGCTCATTACCTTATCTGGTTGCAAAAAGAGAACCAGCTGACCAGTTCTCTAATACAATTACTGCAATTAATTACGATGAACGTTATTACCTCAATGACAAGGACTTCATTGATGTACCGGTAGATGATTCACCGATTTATATTCGATATGACCAGCTTGATATTAATCTGGCACGTTTGTATCAGATGCAAAGAGGTGATTTACCAACGACTGGCGAAATCAGTTTTGTAGTTGAAGCAGGTGCATTGGTTTCAAGTTCAAGTTCTTATCGACCGGAAACCAGATTTGTCTATAAATTCGACTACAACTCTAGTCCTCCAAAACGAGAGTATATCGTTCCAGCTGCATCAGAATTACCTGCTATTGATACTGGTGAGTTTCCACCTGATCTGGTTGTGAATCTGACGATTAAAGGTGCTGTAGTTGGACGTGGTGGAGATGGCGGGTTGCCACATTTGGCATTTGGTGCATGGTCTACCGATCCGGATTACAACTTTACAAAAACCCGTCGTGATGGTTTTCAGGGAGCACCCGGTCTATTAAACCGGCACAGTAAACTAAACCTGATTATTGATGGTGGAACTCTGGCTCGAGGCGGATCTGGTGGCGGCGCAACACCAAGTGGTATTTATACTGGATTATCGTATGGAGTTCAGGGTATTCCCGGTGGAGCTGGAGCACCTTTTGGTCGGGTTATGACCGGACAACCTATTACTAACGATTCACAAGACTGGCGTTGGTACTTTAATGGTGACTTTATGGTTGTCAAAGTAACCGATGCTGAAGCTACTGTGCCTGGTAAAGGTTATCGAACCCAAAATGACCGTTATGGATCGCCATTGTCCGGTGATGGTGGAAGCTGGGGTCAACTAGGTACCGAGTCCACCAATGATGGAACATGGAACTGGCAATACCATGGCACAACTGAAGGCCAGCCGGGGCCGGGTGGACCTGCAATTGTTGGGGTGGCACCACTTACAACTCAATTGATCAATGGAGGGAAAATTCTACAAACACTTTAAATCTTAAAAGAACTTTGAGCACCCAATTCGGGTGCTTTTTTATTGTCTAAATTTTCTGGAGATATTAATGGAACCAGTTTCCACTAGCGGTTTAACAGCAATTTTAAAATTTTATGGCGCAGCAATTATGGTGACTTTAGCGGTCGCTTTAGTTGCAGCAGTTGTATTGATGACTCGTATGCCACGCTCACCACAAGAGTGGGCAGTTGGTTTGATCTGTACGGTTGTATCAAGTTTGGCTGGCGGCTCATTCATTATTGTGAAGTGGGGACTTCATGAATGGGTTACTGATGTATGGGGGATGATTGCTCTAGGTGGGTTCTTCTTTGTTTGTGGTTTACCCGGTTGGGCTTTAGTCCGTTGGATTTTTAATTTTATAGATAAACAGGAAGGTAAAACGATCGTTGAAGTGATCAAAGAGTTTAAGAAAGCCAGAAAAGACATTGAAA